GGTTTGTTGTTGGCATCTAGGGTGTAGAGCTTGCCCGGGATGTTACCAGACTTGGCATTGTACTGACCATTGACGTCGGGATTGCCGGTCACCAATTCGCTGTACTGTTTGGCACTGGATTTGGTTCTCATCCAGTTGGGCATGCTAAATTTTGTACCACCAATGATGCGTTGATTAAAATAGGTCTGCATTTGTGCTCGTGTGCTAGATGGCAACGAGTTTAGTAGTGCGTCTACGGCTGCACCATATGTGCTGACAGTTTGTTTGGCATCTGTAATTAAATTGGCCGGGGGCTTTAATGTAAATGAGATACCAATGTTGGGTCGAATGATGTCAACACCGCCGTTGACATTTTCCAGACCTTGGCCGTTCCAGACCTGAGCTGTTTGATCGCCCAGGTTAGCAAACTGTTGGTGCACCACAATGCCGCCAGTTTTGCCAGGTATAGTTTTTCCAAGTTCACTGTTGGCAGGTATTGAATACTGTACAAGATTGGGTTTGAATACATACTTGCCACCCTGTGGTTGAAGTTCTCCAGCCCACATCAAGTCGCCCCAATAGAATCCTGGACCTTTGGTGGCAGCATCAAGGCCAGGCCATATGGCTTTTAATTTAGGGTACAAGTCACTTCTTAGGTTACCAGATTTTTTCTGCTGGTCGTACTTGATCCAATCTTCAGGACTCTGCGCTGGATACTTGGCATCAAACATGTATTTGTCCATGACTGCCAAACGTCCATTGGGCAATCTACCCCAAATCAAGGCAGGTTTGCCATCCCATTTAATAGTAGTCTTACTGGCATTGGTGATGGCGCCTTGCAGGTCTTGTATGGCTCGGTTGGCGGCTGCACTGCCGCCCATGAAGAAAGCATCCTCAGGATGCGGAATTCTAGGATCTTTCTTTTTGACCGGGGCTTCATCTTCAATAATAATGTGATATCCTTGATTGACAATTCTATCACGTAGACGAGCCATGAAACTAGCTTCGCTTTCTTGCACTGGTGCGCCGGGTTCAGCAAGCCCTTCTCTGGCAAGATATTCTCTAAAATCTTTAAGTTTGGCATCACGCTGTGGATCTTTTTCCAAGGCGGAGTAGATGCTTTCTACATTTTTTAAATTTTCACGGGAGGCGCTGGGCCCTAATAATACTTTAGCTACATAGTCAGGATCCATGCCACCATCAACCAATTGATTTGTTTCACGGCTAAGCATGCCATTGGCGCCTACTTTGAAACCCAAGGCCTTTGCTATTGAACTCATTAACACATTGCGGTTCATGCCCTTGTATGCAGATCCTTCTGCACCACCATAATAGAATGTGCCCCAGTCCAGGTTAGGAAAAAACATAAAGTCAGTTTGCACATAGCCTTTGTTGGGGTCACCGGTAATAGGGGTTTTAAAATGCACTTCGCCTTTTTTAACCACCCATTCACGTGGGTCAAGTCCTTGACTTGTGACCCATTGAGTAAGTTTGGCCGCAATTTGATCTTTGGTCACTTCACCAACGTCCACCCCAAGATCGAGGTCACCACTGGTGGGCTTGCGGCCAGTTGATCCCAACCAACGTTCTTTGGGGAATTTCATGCCCAGGACTTTTTCTACAAATGCAATGGTGGCAGGTACGTCAGCTTGATTTATACGCTGTGTTGCTGGATTGCCAGCTGGGTCTTTAAAGACATTTCCGCCTTCAGTTAACATCAGTGCGCCTTACTGTGCGAGTAAATTTGCTGGGATCGCGATCTCGAATAGCATTTAACAATTTTCGATTTAGTTTTTCAGCTTCTTCAGGGTTATAAGTAGATTCAATTTGCTCAAGCAAACGAATGGCTGATGATATAACATTTGAGGCGCGGCTTTCGATTACATATTTTTGATCAGTTTGTTGAAACCTATCTTGATATATTAAATCTAGCTCTTCAAGGATGCTACGGGTTTTCTTTTGCATTTTTGTTTTGGACCTTTATACTCTATTTATTGCATCATTGGCATATATGCTCGTAAATATCATACTATGAATCGCTTGTTTACATTTGGCTGTAGCCTAACTAATTACCATTATCCAACTTGGGCTGATATAATAGCCACAAACTTTGATGAATTTCAAAATTGGGGGCGCAAGGGTGGCGGGAATAATTTTATTTTGAACTCCTTGATTGAATGTGATCAACGTAACAATCTTGACTCAACCGACACTGTGATTATACTATGGTCAGGTATCAGCAGAATTGACTACTATCAAGTCAATGAATGGAGTCACTTGCACCATAGATACTTTGATTTAAAAAGTAGAGATGTACCGTTTTCCTGCCCCGACGGTTATCAACTGCTGTCATTGGCCTGGATGGTATCTGCCATAAATTTTCTTGAATCTCGCGAGATCAAATGGAAAATGTTTCGCTGGCAAGAGTTAGACACTGACACTAAAATACATGCACTTTATAAAGACGCATTGCAACCATTGCTGTATGCACCGTTTGAAGAAAATGATCAACAATACAAGCTCAGCCAACAGTCATCAGTGCATGCCGATGACTTGTACCAACGGTTGGCCGGGCCAGACTGGCCAGATCTTGCTAGTATCTTAGATGGATCATATAAAAACAAAAAGTTACCGCTGGGCATTGAGGACGAGTGCGTTGATTTTTTAAATCAAATGAGTCGTGATAAACGCATTCTAGCAAAAAGTTTCAACGAGATAGATCAGCATCCTAGTCCGTTAAAGCATCTGGCATGGGTTAACCAATACTGTCCTGAATACACCATCACCGACAAAACAAAAAATCAATTGACCAGCATTGATCAATGCTTGTTGAATCAACAGCCGTATGATTTTATTCCATCACGACCCCAGAGATTTTAATCAAGGTTGACTCTTGATTTGACCCAGCAGTTGTTTGAGCTTGCTACTTTGCACATCTGCACTCACTTTGGCTGGTTGTTCCCAGGCCGGAGTTCCAGTTGCCCGAACGAATGTAGTAGTATTGCCACTTTCTTCTGATTTAATTTGGCTTTTAGCTTTGATTGATTCCATGATGGAACTTTGTGGCTTGTTGTAGCCAGTTCCTTGGTCGCCGCCTTCATCAGTAATGCGCATTGTTTCAATGTTGTACTCCAAATCAATTTTTTGACCAACGCCGGTCGAGCTTCTAGATTTCATGCATTGTATTTGGTATTTGCCACGCTCTTTCATAGCACGACTTGTAAAAATACCAAACACGTTATCTGCTGTGTTGATCTTTGAAATACCACCCGAAATATGTGAGTGATCAAATTCAATTTCTTCCACAGCGGATCTATTCAACTGACTTGCAGTTACCATTAGGATGCCAAGTTCTTTGGCTAAATTCCGAAGTTCTTCTGAAACGTACTTGTCTTTGACAAACAAGTCGTTGGGGCTGACTTTGGCACTCACCGGCATCAACAAGTCCAGGTAGTCAATCATCACAAAGTCCACTCGCTTGCCAGTTTGAATTTGATACTCTTTCAAGTAGGCACGAATGTCATTGATGTTGCTTTGTGCTGGCAAGCCCTTGACTTGGTAGTTGCCGGATTTTTTTGCAACCAGTTTAACTTTGAGTTCAGCTGTTTCAATGTCTTTGCGAATGTCTTTGGTTGACATATTGGTCAACATGGCATCTGTTCGCAAGCTAGTAAGTTCTTCTGAAAGTTCTAGTGTAATGTAAACTCCGCTGAGCCCGGACTGTAGCCAGTTTAACGCAATGTTCATCATGACCAAACTCTTGCCCGAGCCTGATCCACCTGCAAAGATGTTGAGTTCACCTCGGCTGAACCCACCATACAACAACCTATCCAGCTGTGGCCAACCAGTGCTGACTTGACCGCCACTGTTGAAGTATTTGTTGATGCGAGCACTGGGATCGTCAAAGTAGTCTGTGCCCATGTCCTTGGTCAGGCTGATTTGTACAGCGTCTTTGATTAACTTTTCTACAGGTTCAAACTCGCCTTTTTCCAACAAGTCAGCGGCTTTGAGAATTGCCCTCTCAAGTTCTTGCCGCTTGGTAAAGCTTTCAAACTCGGTCATGAACCAATCAAAGTGTCCTTCATTTAAGTCGGGTACATGTTGCAGTTTTACTCCAGTGGTTGCAGAGATCTGTGACCTGTCAGGCATGGTCTTGTGTTTGTCTGTGTGTTCTTTAATAAACTCGGCTGCTGGTCGTAGACTCCGGTCAAAGTTCTGCGGGTTGTAGATGTTTTGAACACGCACATAACTTTGTGCGTCCTCAAGAATCATTTCTAGAAATAGTCGTTGGACCTCAAGTCCGTATTCTTTTAACAAGTTGTTTCTTCCTTATTTCAATTTTAATTCGGCTGGTCTCTCGGGACTGCATGATAGTTAGCAAAGTACCTAACTTACCCAACTTTATCACAGCATCGTTGACATCTTTGCAACCTTCCGGCCATTCTGGTATGCTTACGCTGTATCCTAGTTCCACAGCACGGTCAATTAATTCTAATCCTGCCTTGTCTTGATCGGGTACCACAATGGCTTCTTTACCTAAACTACGAATCAATCGTGATTGACTGTCGCTTATGGTATTGTGCATAACTGCAAGACCATCAATTGAAAGTGCATCAAAGATGCCCTCGGTGACAATCACATACTGCCAGTCAGGGTGCTGTGAATCTGTGCCGAACACATACCCAGGCTGACTATCACTGATAAACTTGGGTTGCTTGTTATCTAAAAATCTACAAGTCCATCCCACAATTTTATCATTATGAGTGAATGGAATTACAACGTGCGGACGCACCCAATGAACGCCGTCTGTGCGCTCTTGTATCATCACAGGAAAGTCTCGGGGAACACATCTTGACCTCACATACTCTGTGTAATACTTGTGTTCATCAGTCAATAACTCTGCAAAAGGTGGTAGATCTCGTTCTTCAAACTCAATGGCTTGTAGTACATTAAACGTTCGTTGCCTATCTTCTATAATGCCATGGATGTTGCGATGTCGTAAACTTTCAAGATTGAGCATGTCAATCTCATTGTCCGGCACCCCCACCCACCCCAACAGCCTTCGAGCTTTGAATGTTAGCTGTCGTCCTAAAATAAAACTAGCAGTGTAACCACAATTGAAACAATGGTAGCTCCAACCTTGGTCACTGGATTTGAATCCACCACGCTGACGCTTGTCCAAACTGTTGCCGTTGTGGCTACAGCAAACTGCGTTGAAGCTGATCCACCCCGATGGTGTTTGTTTTCTCTTGGCTGGTAGGTAGTTGATTACGTCTATCACACAGACATTATAACACGATCTATCTCTTGTTGCAAGATATCTTGGAGCATGATGTGTCCGTTTTCATTGGGATGGCCGCCCGGAAATGTTAATTGCTTTTCATTGGGGTGTCGTCGCAACCAGTGCACAAAATTGAATCCCGGCAGTATTTTGGAAGGTACTGAAATTTCTTCGTGTGGGGGACTGATATCCCAGATCAACATTGGCAAGTTTCTTCTGGCAGCTAGTCCATCAAAAAAGTACAACGCCTGCTCGTAATTTAACATTGACAAGGGATCGCTTTCACTGAGCACCATGTAGCGTTTGATCATATCAGTCCAT